AGCAATGAGCAATAGCAAACTTATTTCATGTACGCTGATTTCGCCGAACAAGAACAGCCCACGAAATCACAAGATCGACACGATCACAATTCATTGCGTCGTCGGGCAATGTTCCGCCGAGAGGATCGGCGAAATCTTCAAGCCGACTTCGCGACAGGCAAGTTCAAACTACGGGATCGGCTACGACGGGCGGATCGGGCTTTACGTCGATGAAGCCGATCGTTCGTGGTGCAGTTCTTCGGCGGCGAACGATAACCGCGCAATCACGATCGAGGTTGCAAGCGACACAAAGCACCCATACGCCGTGAATGATAAAGCATACGCGGCGCTTCTTGATCTTGTCGAAGATATTTGCCGCCGGAACGGGATCAAAAAGCTGGTATGGAGTACAAGCAAGGACGACCGCGTAAACCACAAGAACGGGTGCAATATGACCGTTCACAGGGATTACGCGAACAAGGCTTGCCCCGGCGATTATCTGTATAACCGACACGGCGAGATCGCGGCGGAGGTAAACAGGCGGCTGAACGTTCCGGCAGAGGATCAGAAGCCGGAACAGAAGCCGCAGGACGAACCGAAGCGCCTTTACCGCGTCCAGCTTGGCGCGTTTGAGAAGAAGGACAACGCAACGACGTTCGCGGCGAAGCTGAAAAAGGAAGGCTTCGATACCCACATCGTGCAGATCGGCAAGTATTACAAGGTTCAAGTGGGCGCGTTCAGCGTTAAGAAGAACGCCGAAGCTATGCTGGAGAAGTTGAAGAAGGCAGGACACGACGACGCTTTCATAACCTATTCCGGCGCGTCCGGCGGGACATCGGCGCAGAAGATCACAGAGGGAAGCAAAGTACGCGTGAAAGCGGGCGCGAAAACCTATTCCGGCGGAAGCCTTGCTTCCTTCGTCTATTCCCGCGATCACATCGTCAAGGAGCTTTCCGGAAAGCGCGCCGTGATTACCTACGGCGGAACGGTTGTCGCGGCGGTGAACGTCGATGATCTAACGCTTGTTTAACACACGCACAACGCACGGTATGCGTTACACAACGCGCGCCGTGCGTTAATTGCGCTATGTGAAAGGGGGACGCAATGAAAATCAAATCTTCGAGCGGGAAGCGGGTGGCGAAGCGCCGCTTCTTCAAGGCTGACGAACGCTTCGCAACGAAAGCCGTTATTGTGATCGCAATTACAACGGCGGCTTTCATCGTCGCGCAGTACGTTTCATTCCTTATCACGCGGCAGGAACAAACCGTTCTGATCGAATGGTATTTCCGCGCCGTCGTGATTGAATGCGGCGTAATGATGATGAAGCGTCTTGCCGAAGTAATCGTCGGCAGGATCAAGAAAAAAGAAAAAATCGACATAACAGAAAGCGAGGATACAAACAATGACTATTGATCTTACCAGCATTGCAAACGCCGTGATCGCTCTTATCGCGGCTATTATTACCGCCTTCGTGATCCCGTGGATCAGAAGCAAGACGACCGCCGCACAGTTTGAGAAAATCAAAATGTGGGTAACGGTTGCCGTCGAAGCCGCCGAACAGCTTTACACCGGAAGCGGCAGGGGCGCAGAGAAGAAAGCATACGTTGTTGAATTTCTGAATAGCAAGGGCTTCAAGATCGACGCGGAAACGCTGGATAAACTGATCGAAGCCGCCGTCTTTAATCTTCCGGACTACTTCACTATTTCCGGCATTCCGGCGGATACCGACAGCAACAAAGAGTAATTGACCGCGCGGCGGATCGCGCTTCCCCTTTCAGCCTTCCGCCGCATAAAGAACAATCCCCCGTGCGGGCTTTCGAGCCTTGCACGGGGGATTTTTTTGTTTGGTTCATTCCTTCGGCGGTTCGACCGACGCTTTCGACGGCGCGGCGGTTTTCCCTTTAATGAGTTGATACAGCTTCTTACAGCCGACCGCAATTCCCTTGAATAGATAGTAATAAATCTTGTAAAACGCCCACAAGAAGAAGTACAGACACCAGCCCGCGCCGATAATCATATACCACATCAAATAGAACATTCCGGCGAAGAGCATAGCGAAGCACCACAACGGCGCGTTTCGCTTATTCACACGCACACCGAAGCCCAGCCGGAAACCGGACATCTTCTTCAATGTCTTTGTAAAGCTGATGAACATTAGAGCAAATCCCCCTTCTTAAATGTAAATTTTCAAGGCAGAATTCGCCCATTCTGACCTTTAACACAATTATACGCCCGTCATGCGCTAAAATCAAGAATAAAGCGGAATATTTACACACCGTTTGCAAATAATCAGAATGAAGAGGGATCGCGGCGGCAATGAAGATATATGATTACAACGGCAAGAAGAACATTTGCGGCGACCGATTGCACGAAGCGCGCGTCGTCCGGCGGCTACGTCAAGAGGATTTAGCCGCACAAATACAGTTGAAAGGGATCAACATGGAGCGGGACAGCATAAGCCGAATTGAAATCGGTACGCGCTTCGTATCCGACTTTGAATTGAAGATATTTGCGGAAGTGCTGGGTGTTTCGGTAAATTGGCTTTTAGGTATAGACGAATAACGGCGGCGGGGTGATCCCGTCGCCGCTTATCTTTTATAGGCGCATAAAATACGTATTTTTTCTAAAAACCTATTGACATATACGCATTGAAGGCGTATAATAGTAAATGTAAGGAGGACAGCAGATGAAAACAAAAGACCTTATCGAGCTTTTAGAACGAAACGGCTGGAAGTTCAAGCGGCACGGCGCGAACCACGACATATACGTGAAGGACGGTCAAAGGGAAAGCGTCGTAAGGCACAGAGAAACCGACGAAGAGTTAGCAAAAGCAATCATCAAGCGGCGCGGGCTGAAATAAGCCCGCCGCCACTTGACAACAATATAGGAGGTACGGACAATGAAATTCAAAAAGCAAGCGAATGTCGCGTTCTTTTCAAAGTATGTCCGCGAAGATGGAAAGTTCACGATTACAAGTGTTGATCGCCGCGTCAACGGGACTTTGAAAAACGTGTTCGAGGTAACAGACGAAGCCGGAAGCGTGATCGACACATTGCCGCGCCTTAAAGACGCAAAAGCAAAATACGCGGAGATTTGAAGGAGGTATTCAGAATGAAAAACGCATATCCTATCGTTATGACGCAAGGAAAAGAGTTCATCGTGGTATTTGTCCCCGATTTCAATATCAATACGCAGGGCAAGGACGTTCCGGACGCGATCGAGATGGCGCGGGACGCAATCGGGCTTATGGGAATTGATATGCAGGACGACGGCGAAGCGTTGCCGGAAGCGTCGAGCATTGCAAGCGCACAAGCCGAAGCGCCGTCCGGCGCGATCGTTTCGCTGGTTGACGTTGATTTCGCGGAGTACCGCAGAAAGAACGATATGCGCGTCGTGAAGAAGAATTGCACCATTCCTTCATGGCTTAACTTTGAAGCGGAGCGGGCTGGCGTGAATTTTTCCGCCGTCCTGCAAGCGGCGCTTAAAAGCGAATTGCATATCACAAGCAGATAATCAGAGAGGGCGAAGGGCGGCAGAAATGCCGCCCTTTTGTCATATTCGGAAGCTGGAGGAAGGAAGAATGCACAAACACTTGACTTGGACAGACCGCCTAAAAATCGAAAAAGGCTTGAAAGAGGGCTTGAAGCCTTGCGCGATTGCCGACCGTCTGCACGTCCACAATACAACGATATACAGAGAGTTGAAGCGCGGACGCTATACGCATTTGAATTCCGACTTGACGACCGAAGAACGCTATTCGCCGGAGATCGCGCAACAGCGCTATGAAGAGAACCTAAAAGCCAAAGGCGGCGAATTGAAGATCGGCAACGATTACGAATTATCCGCCTTCATCGAAAAGAAGATCGGCGAAGAAGGCTATTCCCCAGCCGCCGTCGTCGGAGAAATCAAGCGGCTGGGGCTGACCTTCAAAACGGAGATCAGCGAAAAGACGATCTATAATTACATCGACAAGGGTATATTCTACGGGATCAGCCGCGAGAGCTTGCCGGAACACGGGGAGCGGAAGCGGAAGTATGACAAGGTGGAGCGGAAGAAAGCCGCCCGCGCGCCGCAGGGCGAAAGCATAGAAGAACGCCCGCAGGAAATCAACGATCGGCAGACCTTCGGACATTGGGAAGGCGATTGCGTATGCGGGAAGAAGCGGACGAAGGAAACCTTGTTCGTTCTTTCGGAGCGCTTGACGCGGAACGAAATTATTATCAAAATGCCGGATCAGACAGCCGCCAGCGTCGTGGCGGCGCTGAACAAGTTAGAACGACGCTTCGGGAAGAAGTTTTCACAGATATTCAAAAGCATTACGTTTGACAACGGATCGGAATTCATGGATTGCGCCGGAATTGAAAAATCCGTCTACGGCAAAGACCGGAAGCGCACGAAGGTTTACTATTGCCACCCGTACAGCGCATACGAACGCGGCACGAATGAGAACATAAACAAAATGATACGGCGGTTCTTGCCGAAAGGAACAGACTTCCGGAAAGTAACCGCCGCATATATTCAGCGCGTCGAAACGTGGATCAACAATTACCCGCGCGAGATTTTAGGCTTTGAAACGTCCGGATCGCTCTTTGAAAGATACGTCGCCGAAGCCGCTTGAAGCCTTCTGAAAAAATATTTTAGTTTTTTCTGCTTTTACTCTTGACTTTTGCGAAAAAAATTCGGGTAAAACAAAAACTTTACCCGAATCCTTTTGCTTTTATGTTATTCCAGCTCAAAGGCGCCGGTATACAACTGATAGTATTTCCCTTTTTGGGCGATTAGCATATCGTGTGTACCACGCTCGATAATGCGTCCGTGTTCCAGCACCATGATGACATCGGCATTCTGCACGGTGGAGAGACGATGCGCGATGACGAATACCGTCCGGCCATGCATCAGCTGGTCCATGCCGCGCTGTACAATGACCTCGGTGCGGGTATCAATGCTGGAGGTGGCTTCATCAAGAATCATCACGGGTGGATCGGCGACTGCCGCCCGTGCGATGGAAATGAGCTGGCGCTGCCCCTGAGAAAGATTGCCGCCATCACCGGAAAGGATAGTATTATAGCCATCCGGCAGATGGGAGATGAAGTAGTGCGCATTGGCCAGCTTGGCTGCCGCAATGCATTCTTCATCGGTGGCATCCAGTCGTCCATAGCGGATGTTATCCATTACGCTACCGGTAAAGAGGTTGACATCCTGCAGGACCACGCCTAGGCTGCGTCGCAAGTCACTCTTTTTGATCTT